TTAAGGTTCAGTCACCGCAGAAGCAGTCGATGTCTTCCGAATAGCCGAATGCATCCATCTGCCCTTTGTGGTTCTCTGCGTACCAGGCCAGATGCGAGTATTTAGGACGATCCATTCGAAACACTTGCTTGAAGCGCTCCTCGGCGCCGGACCAGAAGATGACCCGATCAGGTTCGGCCTGGATAGCCTTGAAGAGTTTGTCCTCTCCTTTTTTCCAACACAGGTCGCAGTTGCCAAGATCGGAATCCATACCCAGGTCGAAGTCCTGCGCCTGCCAGAACTCGTCGACATGCTCTTTCGTGACGCCGGCGGTGTAGGAGGGGCAGACGTTATCCCAGCGAGTTCCGCCCTTTGCATTCGCCGCCATCATGCGGTGGTAGCGCCCGGCCTCATCTTTCCGAATTCCAATCACGCAATCCCAATCGCTATAACCTAGCGACCGCATGTGCTTGTCGCCAATCTTGATCTTCAGGTATGCGGTGCACATGTTGTTGGAGAAGTTGGGCAGCACCGGTGGCAGGTTCTTCTCTGCCTTCCGGTACGCGGCGTAATACTCGAGCATCATGGTGAATGGTTCGCCGTTGCGGCTGGCTGTTTCGAAGTCCACCAGCCTGTACCAAGGCGCATCGTCCGGCTGACCGTACACGCGGCACCACTCCATCCATACGATGTTCACGCTCCAGCGCTTGGCGATCTGATCGATGAAGATCAGCGTTTCCTCGCGCTCCTTGCCGGTGTTCTGGAAGAACAGGTGCACATCCGGCGGCAGGGTTCCGCCATGCGCTTCGAGAATTTTGTAGACCATGTGACCGCTGGTGCGACCACCGCTGATGCCGATCTGGGCCGGACCCGTGATCAGATAGGGATTCATAACTGCTCCAGACAGCCGCCTGCCTCGCCGGCTGGCGTGATTCGTTGAAGTGGGGTATTTGTGTCGGCTAGATATTAGGACGGCTAAAAAGGGGGAAGTGGTGGAAGTAAAAGTGCTTAAGAGTCTTAACGACGACATGGTTCTGTGGCGTTACATGTCTTTGGATAAATTCATCAATCTTCTTGATGATGAAGGAATCTACTTCGCCCCCCTAGCGGCCTATCACGATACTGATCCGTATGAAGGCTACCCTCCAGCCGTTGCTCTGAAGGCCATGTATTCATTGAGCGATCCAGCCTATCGCCAAGTTGCTGAAACTCTGTCGCTTGCAGAGAGCAGCGGGCCTCCCTGGTCTCCCAAGGCCGAGGCTGCAATCAACAGGGCGCGCACAGGAATTGCGGGGAGATCTGCAAAGTTCCGAGGGTTGATTGACGTTATGTTCAAAGGGATGCTGGTGAGCTGCTGGTACTACTCTGAACATCAATCTGAGGCAATGTGGAAGCTTTACGGCGATCAAGGGAAGGGGGTCGCAATCAGAACGACTGTAGGAAAGCTTAAGATTGCGCTCGCAGAAGCAGAAGGTAATGCCAGGCAGAAAACTATATTCATAGGGCGAGTAAAATATGTAGATTATTCTGACTCGTCGCTCACACCTCCAGACTGTAAAGTAGACGGCCATATAGCTCCGCTGCTAAAACGCATTTCCTACTCGCACGAAAATGAAGTTCGCGCATTCTTGTCGCCAGATGTGGACCCTTCGAACGTCGCTGAATTTACCATCAAGCCATTCATGGCATCCTGCAATGTGCGGTCGATGATCGACGGCATCTATGTCTCCCCCTACACATCAACGCCGTTTTTAAAAGCTGTTCAAGCGGTGGCGAAAAGGTTCGAGTTACATGCTGCGGTCGAAAAGTCGGACTTACTCAGCGGAGCGGATGATTTGTTTCGGCTGGAATGACGAGCTCACGCGTCGCTACAAATGCGCAGCTCCTCGCGCCGGTAAGCCAATTCCAACTTCCGCGACACGTTTTCGGGTATCTCGTAGGTGTGTCGCGGCGGGGCAAGCAGCGGGGCGGACTTTTGAGGCCCTAATGCATGAAGATGATGAATCATCAGCGTCATGGCCTCGCCCTGTTCCTCGATGCCGTGCCAGGCCATCAAGTCAGCCAGCGCTTGCCGGGTGCCGGCCATGGCATGCATCCGCAACTCTTCCTCGCCGCGAGTCTTTCGCCTCGCCGCAGTTTTTGCCGATCGATCTTTCTGCGCGGCTGCCATGTGATACCTCTTCGATGCCGCTGGCCGGCAGTGCCAGCCAGGCTTGTCGTTTGCGTTGTTGCACGCGTGCAATCCTGCGCATCAGGTTGATGCCGGGAAGTTGAGTGAGTAATCGGCGATCAGCCGGCGGCATAGCGTTTCACTGATGCCGAGGTGCTTGCTGGCCTTATACCGCGTCATGCCGGCCTCTTTGCACTCCACCAATTGAGCGGCCAGGGCAGCTTTCTCGTCGCTGCTGATGAGTCTTCCGCGCTTGGTCTTTGGCGCCTCGAGGTTCCGATAGCCGTACGCTGGCTTCGGGATTTGATCGACGCCAGGGCTGTCCTTGCCGAGGCCTGTAGGGATCAGCTGTGCCTGACCCCCGGATGCAAAGAAGGCAGCTTTCGCCGCCTCCAGTCCGCTTTGCCGCTTTGCGGCTTCTTCGATTGTTTGATCCATGTCAGGCACCTTTCGAGCGACTGTTGATGTTGATGTTGTGGATTTCGGCGAGCTCGCGCAGGACCGCCCGGGTAATGCCCAGGGCGGCGCAGATCTCCGCTTGTGACCGGGTGCCTGCCAAGGCCTTGATCTGGGTGACCATTGAGGCCCTATTCTGGCGGCGCACTTCCATCGTCCTGGCGGTGCTGGTCGAGAACTCGACGCCATGCTCGATGGCGATCCGGTTCAGCGTGCGAGTTGAGCGATGCAGCGCCTTTGATGCGGCGAAGACCCCCGCATCAGCGAACTGATGCAGGGCCTGGGCAATGGCTGGCTCAGTGGCCTTGTGGGCATCCCACCTCATGCTGCCTTGCTCCTGAGCGCCTTCTCGTACCCGTCGACCAGCAACTTGAACTCCCAGAGGTCTTCTTCGAGTTTTTCGATGTAGTCGTCATCGCGCTTGAACTCTCGCCACCAAAGCTGGCGGCCGACTGGTTTGAGAAGCGGGCAGTACATTCCGATGTGCCACCATTTCCGATCGCTGATCCACATGCACCCCTGCACCTGGTCGATGACGTCGCTGGCATCGTTATCGATATGGAAAGCGCGAAGCTTGTCGGGGGCCAGGAAGCACTTGTACTCAGAGCCGCCATCCTCACCGATAAAGCCATCCGCACTGGCCCCGAACACACCGTCATCCGTTTTCACCAGTCCAACTTGAGTAACAATCAGCCCGGTCTGGATTTCGTGTTCCATACGGGCTTCAGGCTCAAGCTCATGGCCCCGGCGCATCTGCCAAGTCTCGAACCCACCGTCCAGTGGTGCGCCGCCAATTCGTTCAACAGCCAGCTCGAAGGCGTAGCTCAGCGCAGCGTTCGATGGCTCGCCGACGCTTTCGCCATCCAGAGCACGCTGAACAACTTCAGCCTTCGGGCCGGCCTTATAGCCGGCCAAGTCCCTGGCACGGGATTCACTGTGCCCGGCCAGGATGGCATCCACATAAGTGCGCTGCTGTGCGGTGAGGCCGTTCACTTTGGAGCGGGCTGTGCTGAACATGCTGGCAGTGATGACACCGGCCCGGGCTTGCAGCCACTCTGTTGAGCCTTGTGCGCAATTCACGATGATCATTCTGACTTCTCCAAAATCGCTTTGTGTGCCGTTACGGCAGCCTTCACAGTGCCGTAGCCATGCGTGTCGCCAGACGCTTGCAGGACTTTCAAGCTCGCCTGCCAGACGTCCTTCAGCTCATCGGGGGTTTTCGTTTGCTTCACTCGCTCGATGATGTCCGCGACCACCTGGGCACGCATATCGTCGGTGTCAGAACCGTCGGCCGACTGGCCGTCATCGTCGCGTGCTTCCCCAGTGGTTATGTTGAGCAGGGCGCACATGACATAGCGCTTGCCATAGGTTGTGGACGAGCCGACCGCCTGCACGTCATTGCGACCTTTGCCGATATCCACCGGAAGAGACATGGTGGTCTCCTCACGGTGGCCGTCTCGATGCATGAGAATTCCGGTGACCTTGATGGCCTTGTCCGCGTTTTCAACCTTGAAGGTGATCGCGAATCCATGTCGCTGCATGATCGGCTTGAGGGTGCGGGTAATATCGTCCAGGGTGGCGTAAGCGTTGCCGGTATCGGGGGCCGAACTGCAGCTACACCGGCGGAGCGATGTTCGATGACGACGACAACCCTACCGACGACCCCAGCAGGGACGAGTGCAAGGGCGGTCTCAAATCCTGCAAATTGCGCTTCGGCGACAACAACGAACTTCCACATGGCGGCTTCCCCGCTGTCTCCCTGATCGCACGGAGCTGACCATGCGCAAGCACATTTTGCTGGCGGTCCAGGCTCACGCGGCTGCTGAGTATCCGAAAGAGTGCTGCGGCCTGCTGCTCGCAATTGGACGCAAGCAGCAATACGTCCCTTGTCGGAACATTGCGGCCGATCCAGGTGAAGAGTTCAGGATTGATCCAGAGGACTACGCCGCGGCGGAAGATCTGGGCGAGGTGATCGGGATTGTGCATTCGCACCCTGACGCCACCAGCCGTCCGTCACCGCATGATCTGGCGATGTGTGAGGCTACCGAGCTGCCCTGGCACATCCTGAGCTGGCCGGAAGGCGATTTGCGCAGCATCACCCCGACTGGTAACACACCGCTGCTCAATCGGCCGTTCGTGCATGGTGCCTGGGACTGCTGGCAGGTCTGCGCCGATTGGTACGGGCGCGAGTGGGGCCTGGAGTTCGAAGCCTTCAAGCGCACTGACTGCTGGTGGGAGAGCAAAGAGGCCGTCAGCCTGTACGAGGCGAACTACGAGGCCGCCGGCTTCTATCGTGTCGACCAGCCGCAGCGCGGTGACATGATTGTGATGGAAGTTGGGCGGACAGCTCACCCGAACCATGCCGGGATTTTCCTCGGAGCCAATCCGTTGTTGCCCAGCGAAGATGCAGCGACCTTCGGGCCTGGGCCATTCCTGCTGCACCACCTGTATGGCAGGCCGTCGGAAGTCATCGTGTTCGGCGGGCCTTGGCTGGATCGAACTCGCCTGATCCTCAGGCACAAAGACGCACAATCAATCACATGATGCGGCAGGGCCGCGGGAGAATGAGGCATGAATCAGCAACAAGTCGAGAATCTTGAGATGCGGCTGACATGTATCGAAAATCAGCTTACGCACATTCTCTGTGTCCTGCGGAGCGCCAAGCCAGATGGCCTTGCAGCTTGCGCGACTACTGGGAAATCAGCGGAGGATGCTGCTCCACTAGGGGCTGCAATAACGGGCATAACCACTAGACGGACGTTCAACCCAAGTAGAGGCGATAAATATCTTTCTTAAAATTCATGATCAGGACGCCGCACTCGATTAAATGCATTCCTATGATTAAATGCTCGGTAGCGGGGCTATTTCTCAGAGTTGCTGAAAATATCTGAGTTTCAAGCTGTGCACCTGCCTCAGGGAAGAATAGGTGACCTAGGTGTTGAGTGCTTTCGGTTGCGCCAGCAGTTGCTCCATGAGTCATGCTCGTACCCGTCTGGGGGCAGCCTGCAGTCATGATCGTATCAGGCGTCGCGTAGTTTTGATCTGCGCCCGTATCCAGCAAGGCGTAGATAGGGCGATAACTCAGCGGCGCTCGGGGGCCATTTGAATGGTCGGGATCGTATCTCAGTACCACCTGTACAACCGGTCGGCCCGGCGGATGATCAGAGACACTGCCATCTACTCCCATGAACCTGATTGGGGCGTATTTCAATCCATCCGGTGCTGAGTATTCACTCACATCGACCTCCAGGTCATAAGCGCGCCGAAATTGGCGCAACCCCAGTCCATGGGCTTGCAGGCAAAGGACTGGGGTTATCCTATCGCGGGGCAGAAGGCTACTACGGAGGGTGGCGGGGCGTTACTGGGGATTCGTACAGGTGCGACTCGGCTGACTGGAACAAATGGTCCTCCTAGGCCGATGCTTGGCAAGGGCGTTAGGTGCTAGAGTTTTGGCTCTTTTGAAGGATGAGCCTATGACCCAGGAAGAGCAGGAAGTTTCCGACCGCGCCGTAGCGTTTGCAAAACTAAACCGCACTCGCATTGCCCGAGAATTGGCGAGCCTCGAAACGTATCCGAGTGATGAATACCCCGTATCCGTGTTCATGGCGGGTTCCCCAGGTGCAGGGAAAACCGAGGTTTCCAGGGCATTTATTCATATGATGCAAGCTGGTGGATCGAATGCGTTGAGAATCGATCCGGACGACTTCCGAGAATATTTCCCCGAATACACGGGTCGAAATTCCAGCCTTTTCCAGCGCGGGGTGACTACTTTTGTTGAGCGCACCCTTGACCTGGTCTACCAGCAGCGCCAGTCGTTTCTTCTGGATGGGACACTTGCGAATCTAGATGTGGCGCGACGTAACATCGCGCGCGCCCTTGATAAAGACAACCGGTCGGCTCAAATTATCTACGTCTACCAGAGGCCTGAGCTTGCATGGGAATTTGTGTTGGCGAGGGAAAAAAAAGATGGTAGGAACATTCCCTGCGCAGAATTTGTCAGACAGTTCTATGCTGCAAAGGCGTCTGTTTGCGCGCTCAAGCGAGAATTTGAAGCTGCATTGCAGGTAGATGTGATCATCAAGGACAATGATGGCGGAAACGAGGATATCGGTATTGACCTTTCAGCTACAGAAATTGACGGGTTCGTCAACCACCCCTATGATCAGGTAGAGCTTGAAGGAATTTTGAACGGAGTATCCCAATGAAAGGCGAAAAGGTAGCAGACGCTTCGACAAAAGTTTATGGGTCGTCGACGATGTCTGAGTTTTTCCGCCACGGGTCCGTGGAGGAAAGGCGAGCGGTCTATCACATGGCCGCTAGCGTGGCCATCAATGAGCAGAAAGATGTCATACGCTCAGTAAAATCCGGCGAATACAGCATTTCGAAATGCAAATAACACCCTTTCCGCTCGCTCAGAGCCCAGCACCCGCTGGGCTTTTTGCATCTGGCGGGCGCAGAATCAATTGGGCGTTAGCATCCGAACCATTTCGCAAAAATTGAACTATCTACCCGAGACCGTCTGAGGCTCGAGATCCATAAGATTGGCGACCATTTCCAGTCGACAGCAGTCCCATTCTAAAATCGGTGGATGTGCCACGATCAGCAAATCACAAACCCTATTAGTGTCTACTCCAGCACCCTCAAAGGTATCGTGGATCGCCATGCGCAGCCCCAAAAAGGTCATCCGGGTCACGGCGTGCATTGGTAGCAGCTTGGCGAAGTAGCGCGGCGCGCCGTTGAGCGGTGGTTGGCATTCGGAAATCCGATTAGAAAAAAAGTCCGGCTAGCTCTAGCTAAGCAGCTCTTGGATTGCTGCAGACTGCGGATCAAGAATCTCAAGTAGCATCCTGTCGTGTGCCGCCCGTGTTGCCCTATACAACATGCACCGATCTAGAAGGATCCGTTTCATGCTCCGGGCCGGTGCAAGGTGCCTGGGCTCGACAGAGATCGTCGCGGTCTTGCCGCTGCGACTGTCGGTCACTTCTAGGTGATATCGTCCAATTAAGCCGTCGTCTCGTTTGGTGTGGCCGAGGCATTTGAAGGCGAGGGTGGTCTCAGTCATATCGGGATGTCCCACATAATGAATTTTCGAGTGTGTCTTGAAATATGTGGCCTTGCCCCCATTTGGAAGGGGCGTATTTCAGGAGCGGTGAACAATGGCAGACGAATACAGAGCAGGTTGGAGCAAGGGTTTTGAAGCTGGATCTCCAGGAGAGGAGATCGATGCATTTTCAATAAGCGGTTTTACTAATGACTTTCGAGTTGGCTACGTTCTTGGATTCGGCGAGTCTGCTTTTCCTGGCGTCCCCCCAGACTATCGTTATCGTATGATCGGGGAGCTGGCTGCGAATGCTAGAGTCCCTCTTCAGCACTTTGAAGCTGCACGTGCGATTTCTCCCGGAGATATGCAAGAGTTTCGGGCAGGGTATCTTGGTGACGACGATGACCAAGAAGACCTCCGAGATGACGACGACTATGATGACTAATTAAGTCACTGTACGAAAAGCCCGGCCCCTCACCGGGCTTTTTTGTTTCTGCTGTTCGAGTGATATCTTGCAGCTTTCCACAGGAGTGAACTGCATGAAATTGATCGTAGGAGCGTTGGTGGTGATGTTGCTGGCGGGGTGCTTGGACCAGGGTAAGTCGAACGAACGGCTAGCCAAGGCCACAAAGGACGTTGAGTCGATACCTATTGCTACAAATTCGCCTGATGCGACGGTTAAGTCATGGTGGGCTGTTAAGGACGGGAGCATTCTTTTGAGTCGAGAAATCTGCTCTGAGTATGTAAGGATGAAAGGCCCCGCGCAGGAAAAACTGAAGGCGCTTGCTTCGGATGACTTTCCGAATGCTAGAGATTGCTTCGAAGGAGTGATTTCGTTTGAGCGAAAAATAGAAAAGGTCGAAATTGAGTCAGACACAAGAGCTGTGGTGAACGCAGTCATCAGGAACTCTGCACCGCCGGAGCCTGGCGCGGTCTTGGATGCTAGCGATCGAGCAGCCAAAGAGGCTGGCGAGCGCTACAGGTATACGCTTGAGAGAAAAGGTCCGGCGGACAGCTGGAAGATATCATCTATCGAAAACTACCCGTCCTACGCGAGGAAGTGGGAAAGCGCTTACAGCGTCCCTAAGCCGTCCAACAATCGGTATGTTTATGAGCAGTTCCAATGAGCGGGGTGCGGGACGGTATGAGATCTCTGGTGGCGATGGTAGGGATGGTAGCGGCGGCGTTGCTTACAGCGTGCGCATCCACGGCGATTTCGGTAAAGGATGCCCAGCCCGTTCCGGCAGATGAGGTTTATGCGTTCCAATCCAAGCCCTCAGGTGATAGTGGGAAAATTACAGTCGTACGAGATTCCGGCGCAGTCGGATCTGGCTGTGACATCGTCGTTTACGTTGATGGACGCAAGGCAGCAAAAATAGGCACTGGGGAGCGAGCAACCTTTTACCTTCCTGCAGGCAACTCGAATCTGGGGGCAGGTTTGGCTGGATCAGGTCTATGCGCGGGCGCTGCTGTCCGTACCATTCCGGCGATTGTCCAGCCTGGCAAGGAAAGTCTCTACAGGATCAGTGGTGATATGACAGGTTTTTACATCGGACCCTACGTCGACTACAACTGAAAAACCAACCTCATGAAGCCGCCTCCGGGCGGTTTTTTTATGCCCGGAGAAAGTAATGCAGGCATCAGCGATCATCTACCAACCTATGACCACAATTCGTTTGCACGGTCAGCTTCGACAGTTTGGAAAGTCTTTCCGGCTTTCTGTTAGGTGTCCCGCGGAAGCGATCAAAGCGCTCTGCGTACAAATTCCAGGCTTTGAGCGCTTTATCTCTAACGCGAAATCGAGGGGGCTAGAGTTTGCTGTATTTCGCAAGGGAAAGAATATCGGCGAGGGCGAAATCGCTTACGGCGGCTCTGGTGATATCCGCATTGCGCCAATTATCGTTGGCAGTAAGCGCGATGGAATTCTTCAAACCATCGTAGGCGCAGTCTTAATTGTGGCCGGTGTATTTGCCTCAGCCACGCCGTTTGGCACTCCGTTAATTGGCGCGGGTATCGGCCTTGTCGCTGGCGGCGTCATCCAGATGCTAAGTCCTCAAGCCCAAGGTCTAAAGACTAGCGCCGCCCCCGAGAACACCCCCGGTTATGCCTTCGGCAGCGCCAAGAACACCACTGCATCCGGTAACCCGGTCCCGCTTTGTTACGGGAAGCGTCGGGTAGGCGGAGCAATCATCAGCGCCGCCATCTACGCCGAAGACCAGATGTAGCCAGACCACCAAACACCACGACCGCCCATGAGGCGGTTTTTATTGCCTGGAGGAACGCATGGGCGCAGCACAACAAGTTGAAGTCTTCGGCGCCAAAGGCGGATCGGACAAGCCAAAGACGCCGACAGAAGCGCCCGATAGCCTGCGCTCGGTGGCCATGGCCAAGATCCTGATTGCCATGGGTGAGGGCGAGTTCGCCGGTAATCCAACTGCGCAGGACATCTACCTTGACAACACGCCTCTGCAAGACCCGCAAGGCAACATGAACTTCCCAAATGTGAAGTGGGAGTACCGTAACGGCTCCGTCGAGCAGGACTACATCCAAGGTATTCCGTCGATCGAGAACGAAACCGCCCTCGGCATTGAGCTGCGTAGCGGCACGCCTTATGTGCGGGCAATCAGCAATACCGAGCTGTCGGCTGTGCGCCTGCGCTTCGCCTGGCCTGCGTTGCAATCGGTCGATTCAAGCGGCAACACAAACGGCTACCGAATCGAGTACAAAGTTGAGCTGGCCACCGATGGCGGCGCATATCAGCAAGTGCTGAGCGAAGCTGTAGACGGAAAAACCACCAGTACCTACGAGCGCACGCGCCGCATCGATTTACCGGCAGCAACCAGTGGCTGGCTGATGCGCGTGACTCGCATCACGCCCAATCAGAACAACAACAAGATCGCCGACACTATGCAGATCGCGGGCTTCACTGAAGTCGTCGACGCCAAGCTTCGGTATCCAAACACCGCACTGCTCTATATCGAATTTTCCTCTGAGCAGTTCCGCAACATCCCGGCAGTGACCGTTGAAACCGAACTGAAAAAAATGTCGGTGCCGAGCAATTACAACCCGGAGACCAGGTCTTACACCGGAATTTGGGACGGCACTTTCAAGCAGGCATGGACTGATAACGCGGCTTGGATGACCTACGACATCACGACTTCCGACCGTTTTGGTCTGGGCCGCCGCATCAAGCCATGGATGGTCGACAAATGGGAGTTGTACCGGATCGCTCAGTATTGCGACCAGCTGGTGCCGGACGGTAAGGGCGGACAAGAACCGCGCTTTATCTGCAATCTCAACCTGCAAGGAAAGGCTGACGCCTGGTCACTGCTGCGCGATATCTCGGCGATTTATCGCGGCATGACCTATTGGGCACAAGGGCAGCTGTTCAGCCTGTCCGACATGCCGCGCGCAACCGACTTCGACTTCGCCTATACCCGGGCAAACGTCATTGACGGCAAGTTCACTTACTCGAGCGCGTCAGAGCGAACCCGCTACAGTAGAGCCCTGATCAGCTACGACAACCCGGCGAACAACTACGACACCGATGTCACGTCGGTGACTGATCCGAAGCTACAGCGCCGTTACGGCGACAACCCGCTGGAGATAAGCGCGATTGGCTGTACCCGCGAATCGGAAGCGCAACGCCGCGGCAAGTGGGCGCTGCTGACGAACTCCAAGGATCGCGGCATTACGTTCAAGGTTGGCTTGGATGGTCGCATCCCGCTGCCTGGGTACGTCATCCCGGTGGCTGATGAGTTGCTGGCAGGTCGTGCAATCGGTGGGCGAATCTCCACGGTGTCTGGCCGCACCATCACCCTCGACCGCGACACACAGGCCAAGGCGGGCGATCGACTGATCCTGAACCTGCCCAATGGCAAGTGCGAAGGGCGCACGGTGCAGGCCGTGGCGGGGCGCGCAGTTACTGTCACTGTCGCCTATTCAGCAGTGCCGGAGAGCGAGCTTGTCTGGGCGCTCGACGCTGACGATTTGGCCGTGCCGCTGTACCGCGTGACCAGCGTTTCACGTCCCGAGCCTGGCGTATTTGAAATCTCCGCTATCCAGTACGA